TATTTCAGCAGATGGAAATATTGAGGCATCAGGTCATTTAGCAACAACGAATGGCTACGTAGTATCTGATGGAGCATTTTCCTTTACAAATAAGGCTGCCTCAGCTTATCAAACCATTAATGCAGGCGTAGGCTATTTTGTAGGGACGATAACGGCTCCAGCTTTTATAGGGGCATTATCGGGGAATGCTACAACTGCAACAACCTTACAGACTCCGCGAACAATTAACGGAGTAGCATTTGATGGAAGTTCTAATATATCAATTACAGCAGAATCTCCTACTTGGACGAATAATCATATTGAAGCACTAAACTCTTCTAATGTTACAGGAAGTACTACGGAATCATCACTTATATCTGCCAATTTTGTTCCGAGTGGTTCTCATTTAATGATTCAATTTTCGGCTCCCTTTTCTGTTACAGCAAATGCTCAGGATGTAACTGTATGGATAGTTAAAGATGGTGTAAAAGTAAGAAAAGCTAAAATGAATATCTATACAAATACTCAGTACCTTTCATTTCAACATTTAGCAACGACCACCCCTAATGTTGCTACCACAATATCTATAAGGTGGCAGACCAGTGGAACAAATGTTTTTCAATATGGTAGCAGTATGTCAGAAGCTATATTGACAATTCTTGATTTACCTTAAGCGATCAGATCATTCTGATATTTGTCCTTTACTTCAAGTACTTCGCCTTCTATTTTTGAAATAAAACACCATGAAAGAAGAAACCCTGCTCCTGATTATTTACACGATCGCTGTGCCGGCCATCACCTGGGTTGTCAACAGGCGGAAAAGAGCGGCCGATATTACTTCGAAGGAAATCGACAATGCCAATAAGATAATGGATCGCGTCCGCAAATTAAGTGACGAGATGGAGAATCGCTTAAGATTAGAAATTGAAGAATTGCGGAATGAAAACTGCCATCTCGAAACTCAGATTAAACTGGTAAGCCGCGAAAACGAAACGCTGAAAAAGCAAATGGGCGGACTGCAGCGCGAGAATAAAAAGCTACAAGAACAGCTCAAAATTTTTAATGCTAACAATTTAATAACTCCTACAAATGACAATGGTAGAACAACAGGCCGCCTTTCTGGCCGACGTGGCAAAACTAATCCAGCAGGCTGATAAATTTGACCTTGTAGTCACAGCTGGCGAACTGCATCGAACCCAATATCAGCAGGATTTTTATCAGAAAACCGGGGCATCGAAGGTGGATCGCAGCATTCACCAGGACCGTATGGCCATCGACCTGAATTTTTTCAAAAGAGATGCATCTGGGAAACTGAATCTCACCTACAAAGTTGACGATACAAAAGCAATGGGCGACTTTTGGGAATCGTTGAACCCATTGAACAAGTGGGGCGGACGGTGGAAAGATCCGGTTGACACACCTCATTTTCAAAGAAATCTATTATGAAGATCTGGACCTACCTTTCAACATTACTGGCCGGCATCATCGCCGGTCTGCTGATTTTCCTAAAACTGAAAGATCCTGACCAGGTGATCAACGATAATCAGCGCATCGGCAAACTAAAACAACGCAGAGAGGGCAACAATTCAACTGTTGAAAAAGGTGACTCCCTCCAACCAACAGCCAGGGAGATACGACAGGAGAACCGCGCCATCCGTAAAAACGCACGTATTGCCCGACGAAGGGAACGCCAGGGTTAAAATCCCTTCGAGCGGTCGAAGATCCTCGAAGCGGATTATAGATTTTTGTCCTTTAGCACACGCAAGAAAACCCCCAACTTTGACATGTATTAATTACAAACCCATAAAATTTCACGATTATGAAAAGATTCATTTTAGCATTCATTTTTCTGATCGGGTTGTTTGCAATCAGTTGCAGCTCGCCACCCGACAAAACTCATCAACCGGCTTCTACCCAAACCGAATTTGTGCAGACAGCGAACCAGGTGCAAGCTGATTTGATTTATGCTGTTGACGAAACCGTAGTACCAACACCGGATACACCGGCAACAAAATGGCTGGATGAAAATACATTGACTGCAGTATTTGGAATCGTTGCGGTGGTATATGAATTTTTAGCCAGAAAGATCCCGACATCGAAAACCGTCAGTATTATCGGAAATCTTTATAAATTATTGAATTGGTTCGTCCCCGATAAATCGAAAAATGGTGGTACCCTCCAGATCCGAGATAAATTGTAGTTTTCTTTTTCTGCATAGTTTGATTAGTTAGTTCAAAACCCCGGCGGCAACCGGGGTTTTTCAATCTATGGCGGTGGATCTACTCAATTAATTTCATGGCTGCTTCCTGCTCTTCATTGTCGATCGCATAATACCGGACAAATGCTTTACTATCTTTAACATGTCCACTCATTGATGCAATAATTTCATTTCGTACACCCTTTTTATGCATGCCTCCGATAAAACAACGACGCGCCATGTGGGAACTCACGATATCGCAGATTTCAACTTGTACTTCCAAGCCAGTTTCATTGTCGCGTATTGAGACTTTTCGATTTATTTTTAAATCTTTGAAAAGTGTTTTTACATTAATATTAAAATAATACAACCATATAAAAGGTACCAAACGATCATCCGGAAGATTATAACGCGAAATAATTGTTTTTGCCTTGTCACAAAGAGGCACTTTTATTACGCGTGTTTGTTCTTTTTTAGTTTTTTCGTTTATATATTGCAAACATCCGTCGAGAATATTTGACTTGCGAAACCGCATTAGATCGCCGTATCGACAACCAAGTAGGCATTGTAATACAAATATGTCGCGAATTTCTGAAAAGAATTTGTCTTCAATGTTTGCATAAAATAATATATCGCGCTCTGCAACGGTGATATAAACTGGTTCACCGTAAATTCCGCTCCCGACATCGAAACCGTCAAAAGATTTAACAGTTGTTAGCTTTTCTTTATTTGCCCAATTGATAAATGCTCTGAGTTTAGAAAGGTATTCGACAATCGAATTGCTGCTCATTTTCTGATCAATCAAGTATTGTTTAAAATCTTTCACATTCAGACTATCAAATGTCACATCCGGGGCGTATATTTTCATGCAGTTATAAACTGTGCGAATGCATTTTTTCCGATTCTCACTTTGACGGCCATCGGTTATATATTGATCGAAACTTTTGAAGAAACCATAGGCGGGGTTTGGTTTTATCTCTTTTCCTAATTTAAGTTTTAAATCGTTGCGCAATTGTGATACTGAAGGTGTCAATTTTGAAACACTGTACAATTCAAAAAGATCATTTACACTTGCCCGTATTTTCGTTAAATCGTTGTTAAAACGTACGGATGTTTTGCCATCGTGCGCTACCTGATTACGTTTCAATTCGTTTTTCTCCGCATTCCATTGACTTTTTGCCGGATCATCATCGATGTTGCACCGCCGGCCGGTATAATAAAAAAGCCTGTTACCGGACCAGGATACCGATAATATTACGGGCACATTTTTGGTAATGCCATTTCGTTTTTCGGGATAAAATTTTACTGAGTAGTTCATCTTTGCGGCTGTATGTAACTTTAAAAAATACGTACGGTTTTGGTGAAAATCAAAATCTATCTATTAAAATATATTACAATGCTATTTCGTTAATTAATTATATATAATGGGTTTTAGACTTTTAAAAAAAATGATTAAACATTAGATTATATGATTAAATATTTGCTACAAAAATAAATTAATATTTATATTTTATTAATATTCAATTACATACTAAATTAACCATACATTTTTACATACACTTTCATTTTTTTTGTAGCAAATTTATCATGCTTTGAAGGTCTTCAGTACGTAATTTTAATGTGTTATTGTGATCTGTCAGTACATCAATTTGAAGTTGTTTTGCTGCACATGCAGCGCACTCTCCCTGGTGCGATTCTACAATTTCTCCCTCACCATTTTTAATCTCGCCGGTCATCAGCCAGCGCACATTCAGTAAAGGCAATAATTCGACTATTGAGATTAATCTAGATAGCGGAATTGGCGTGCCCGAATTCATCCATTGTGACCAAACCATGCGTGAAACCCCGATTTTCGAATAAATATCTACAGCAGAAATTTTCTTCTCTTCAAGATATTCTTTAAGGCGTTGATTCATAGTCGTGTCCATTACCTTTATTTAGATTCATTTTAAATTATAGAAATATATTTATATTACGATACAAGTGGCGTAATAATACTATACATTTGTATTGTATCAACATCACAAATGTAATACAAACACAACACAGAAACAATACGCAATAATGATGACAAAAAATGAACTAAATAAATTGAAAGAAAGCCTGCCCTCGGGCTACCGAAAACTACTTGCAAGCAGTTGTAAGTGCGCAATTTCAATGGTTGACAAAGCTTTATCTGGAAGGAATAGCGAAACAATAAAGACGATTGAGATAATAACTGCAGCAGCCTTGATGGCAACCAACCATAAAAATAAGATGAGTGAATTATCACAATTAATTGAACAGCTATGAACATTTCAGTAATTCTCGAGAACAAATTCGAAATCTATCTCGATACAAAAAATAACCTTCGGGTATTGAAAAGCGGAGTCCCCAGCGACTACACAGCACTTCCTACCGAAACCCGCCAGATTTTCCGCGATGAGATGAACAAGGACCACTCGGTTATTGTAAAACTCCGCCAAATGGGATATATCCTTCCCGAAGAAATGGAACTTAAATTCGTGGCCTGCCGTTATGGCGCTATCAACGAAAAACCTGACCTGGTTGGCAACAAAACTTACCCCGATGCTCCGGCCTGCGATTTTATCAACCATTGCCCCGGTTGCGGCAAAGTGTGTCTCCTCCCCGATCATCTCAGCCCAAAAGAGTTTCAGGTAGTGAAATTAACCGCTTTAGGTAAACTCGATAAAGAAATCAGCACAGCCCTGAATATTACTAAAGCGACCTGCCGCACCTACTTCGCCCGTATCCACGAAAAACTCCAGGTGAATAACCGCATCGAAATAGCACTGCGGGCGCACAGATTAGGGATCCTTTAAATTTCAATATCAAATATCATGAAAAAGTTAATCGCATTAATCGTTTTTGGTTGCTTGCTTGCTTCGTGTGCAACCTTGCAAAGATGGAAAAATCAGCCATTAGAACCGAGGCCAATAAGTGATGAGGTTAAGGCAAAACGAGAAGCTTTTACAAAGAAAAACGGAGAGCCAACCAACCCGCTTTTCGACCGGCAAAGGCCAATTTTTAAATAAGATAGTTTGGGGAGCATTCCCCGGTTTTAGTAAAGTTCATTTTTTGTTTAAGCAGCTCCCGGTTAGTCCCCGGGAGCACACGACCGGCGCAAGGAGCTTTCAACGGTAGCACGAAAAAAGTTTTAGTTGCACATCGGGGTTCGAGTCCCCTCCGGTTTCGATTGAAACACCCTTCGGCAGGGTAAGGCCGACGTTCTTATCTCATTCTTATTAGTGAATAAAATCCCCACTTGGCGGTGGGAAAAAAGCCATTCGGGGTGAAAGACGGCAATCTTTCACCCCTGAGGCAAAACCTAAGTTATCAAACAATTAAAAATCAAAAGGCTATGAAAGTAGAAATTTTGAAGTCGACGATCAGCATCATCGGGCTAAACCCTACCCAAGCCCAGCAAATTAAAATGGCAGAGGTAAATTTGTCGCGTAAAAACCTCATCACATCTCACGAGGAAAATCATTTTTGCTTCCAGTTGATACAGGATATCAACGAAGCACAAACCAATGCGGTGAAAAGACGCGAATGGCAAGGTATACTTGTCAATACAAAATCCGGATTGATCGATATTCCGGGTATGACACCCCGCGAAGCATTTCATATTAAGACAGCGCTCAACTATCTTACGAAGGTTAACATCAGCGGCACAACAATCGACGATCGTGCGTTTGTCGACCAACTGATATTTTCACTCGAACAAGCACAAACCGAGTGTTTTAAAACCACCCAAGAACAGACGGTATGCGCGTAAATGCAATCAATACCACCATTATCTGCACGCTTACCATCAAAGAAGCGGAGCTGCTTTGTGCAGGGTTGCGCGCTTATAACGAAAAGCTGATAATAGCAAAATCAATGACGCCTCAAATTAAAGATGAAATTGTAACCGCCATCATGCAGCTCGAAGATCGGATCGACAAGCTTAAACACCGGCCAGAACCGGATCAAAAATTATACGACCTGGTCGAACGCAAAAATCTTATACTCGATTAAAACTATTCGCCATGAATTTAAGAAAAGCATGGAAAGCGTTCTGGACGCCGAGGTTCACGACTGAACAAGTCGAAAATGCAACGACTAAATCAAAAAATCTATTCTCCATTTCGTTTTTTATCTACGACGATGATACCAGGCAACCAATACGCGCTGTCGGATATGTTTCCGCATCGTCGGGCGAACTGCTCAAGGTGAACTGGAACCAATATGGAGAATGCCATCACAAAGGAGAAAGGATGAAAGAATACGACCTCGTTCATCCCGATCAAAAAGAGAACGACGCCGCGAAGCCACTATTTTTTGCATTAATAGGAATTTTAATAATTATAATTTTTACGTTATGACCAGAATAGCAGTTATCGGTGATTATAAATCACCAAAGTACAAGGATTTACTAACACTTGTAAGGAGTTTACAACCCGATGAGTATGTGGTTGATATGTCGCGCCACTGCAAAGATAAGACGAGCAACTGGAAAAAGGAAGTCGATGCAAGGTATAAGGACATCGACAGCGCTCACCTTGTTGTTGTTGCCGCCGACTGGAACGATCACCTCGATGCAAAGGTTGATCTGCACCAGGCGCAACACCTGAACAAAGAGTTGATGCTTGAATCCAACGGACAGATTATCCCCTTTAAGCAAAACGCCTACGTAGGATAAATAGCAGATTGCAATGAAAGAACTATTCTGGATCTGCCTCGCACTACTTTTCTGGCCAATTGTCGAAGCGTACCTGATCATCGAAAAAGTAAGGAAAATCGCACAAAAACAATCTTAATCACACCTCATAATGCTAACAATCATATTGCTGCGAATTGGGTGGCTGGGTATTGTGGTCCTTATAGTTTTTTGCATTGCTATCATATGCATGGCTCTATTTATCTGGGCGCAGAAAATTAGCATGAACGATGCCAAGGAAGATAAGTATGGTGGATATATACCCAAAGAAAAGGATAATGCAATTCTCGACTGGTGGTACCAGCACGAATACAACAGGACACATACTTTTAATTAATCAACTTAAATATTAGAAAATGAATTTAGAAGAAAAAGACATTCAACAATTAACTGAAGGATTTCGGAAAGTGATCCGCGAAGAGATGGCCGCTCAGAAAACTGTAGCAGCTCCCGAAAAAGACAACTACCTGCATTCGCTTAAAGAACTGGCCGATTTCCTGCATATAAGTATTGCCACCGCGCAGCGCTACAAAAACGATGATATCATTCCTTATATCCAGGTTGGGCGTAAGTGCATGTTTAACACGGTCGACGTAATGACGACAATGAAAAAATACAGCGATAAATAACCAGTTTATGCACCGACTCATTCAGAATAATAAAAAATTACGCTTTGGCGATTTGTTCGCAGGTGGCGGAGGTGTAACCAGCGGGGCATTGGCAGTCGAAGATGTTGACGTTGTTTGGGCGCTTAACCACTCAAAAGTAGCCATCGAATGCCATGCCAAAAACCATCCCGAAACGAAGCATTACCAGGCCGATATCCGTACGCAGGACGTTTCGGAACTCGAAGAGGTTGATATCCTTTGGGCATCGACCGAGTGCACCCAGCATTCAAGGGCCAAAGGTGGCGGTGATAAGGAAATCGGCAGCTATACGCTTGGCTGGGAAATCCTTCGTTACATCGTTCATTGCAAACCGAAGGTGATACACATCGAAAATGTATCTGAATTTGTTGAATGGGCACCTGTTGACGATGATGGTAAACCGATTAAATGCCGTAAAGGCGAAGAATTTACCCGATGGATCGAAGCTATCAAAGCACTTGGATATCCAAATTATGAACACAGATTTCTGAATGCTGCTGATCATGGTTGCCCGACAAGAAGGCTTAGGTATTTCGGAATTTTTGCAGCCGAAGGGGTTGATATCAAATGGCCCGAACAAACACACAATAAAGATGGTGTAAAAGGTTTAAAGAAATGGGTATCCTGCAGGAATTACCTAAACCTTGAAAATGAGGGTGTATCGATCTTTGGCCGTGAATTTAACGAGCAGATCAGGAAGCAGCACCGCAAACCGCTTTCGGTAAATACACTTCGACGCATTGCCGGTGGCATCAAACGCTTTGCCCCCGAAATGTATATGCTGATGACCTATCACGGAAGTGGTCACAACTGTCACTCCATAAATCAGCCAATTGCCACAATTGGGACTGTGGAAGCGAAAGTTTTGGTTTCGTTCGAAAAAATGCAATTCATTACTGATCATTGTCACACCGACAATTATAATCATCCGGACGAACCATTGAATCCTCAATTAACCCGGCAAATGAAGCAGCTGGCAACTGTTGAATGTAGTTTTCTGGATGATTCGTACGGCAGGGATGATACCGCGCAGTCACTTGATAAACCTACATCCACCATCACATGTGCCAATTCTAAACGACTTGTAACAGCAAAAGCCCAATTTATCAGCAAGCAATATAATAGCAATGGCCATCCCGAAGCAAATAACCAATCGGTTGACGAACCTTTGGGAGCAATGACCACCGAGCCAAAGAACCAGGTAATTAGCGCCGAAGCAAGTTTTATCAGTCATCATTACGGAGCAGGTTATAATCAATCGCTCGATTCGACGTTGGGCGCTATCACCACAAAGGAGAAGATCCAGTTTATATCGGCCTACTTTAATTCGAGCGGCCATCCCGAAACACAAAATCAGGATCTCGACAAACCAATGAATACAATCCTTACCGCCCGTAATAAAAAAGCCCTGGTATCGGCGACCGGCGATCTGTTCTACTTCGATATCAAAATGCGGTTTCTATCGGCACACAGTGAGCTGGGTCCAATCATGGGATTCCCGGAAGATTATTTCGATGGCTACAGTGCCAAGGTTGCGACTAAAATGATAGGCAATGCGGTCCCGACACAAATGGCCCGGGCGCTGATCGAAGCCACGAAAAAGAGTGTAGAGCAATTTATTGAAGAGAAAGTTTATTTATAAATCAAATACATAATTAATTATGAAAAACGAAGGAAAAGCAAAAATGATTGCTGACCAATGTAGACCTTGCACTAATGATTTTTATTCAGGTTTTTATCAAGGTGCATTAATAGCTCTAAATGCGGAGAGTAAATATTTTAACAAAACGGGAATTGAATTAATTGCACAAGAAAGAAAGGAACAAATTGAGAAACATGGATGGTCAATTGAACATGATAAAGACTATTCAAACGGTCAACTAATTCAAGCTGCTGAGTTTTGCAGAGAGCAGGCATATAATTCGACAACTGGTTGTAAAACGGAGGCTTGCAAGTGGCCTGATGGCTGGATAAAGCATTTTGAAAATAAAGTAAGATCGAAAGATTTTGTTAGTCAACTCATTGTTGCAGGCGCTTTTTATATGGCAGAAAATGACAGACTTGAGTCTACAAAATATCAATCCATAATTGATTTAGTAGCTAATCAAATTGACAAGTTTAATGGGTTTTAAATTTTGTAATCATGAACTTAGAAAGTTTATACAAATCAGAGACTGGTAAAAACGTTCAGAAGAATGAAGTTGACCTGATTATATGTGAATTTATGCCTGAACATTACCTCATCAGGCGTGATGATGTATCGGATGTGAATATAGGTTCACAGCGCTACCCTAAAATTTCAATTAAGGGAGAATTTGAAGAATGGCTCGAACAGAAGGTTAAAGAAATTCCAATTTATAATTCATAATTCGATGCCCTCACTATCATTTCAACAACAATTCGTCCCCGGCGTAATGGCAATGCTCGATCCGGACTATGCCAAACGCAACAAGGTGAAACCAAAAAAAACGACCATCAGGAAGTTGCGCAAACGCAAATTTAAAAAAGGGGATCGGCTATTTCTATTTCATGGCAGTCGTACGCGACCAAAGCGCCTGGGCGAATGCGCTTGCATGAAGGTGGAAGATATTTATATTAATGAGGATGGTCCATTTTGCTTCTTAAAAATCAACGGAATGGATTTAACGTCGGATCAGATGGAAATTTTAGCAGAAAAAGATGGATTTCGCGATGCCTTTTCAATGCTGAATTGGTTCCGCAAGAACCACGGATTCCCCTTCATCGGTCAGCGTATTACGATGGCAACTACCTATGGCAGAAAATACTACCTGCACAAACGCACGAAAGACATTGGCCTTACCATCAAGCTGACAAAATGCCTGAAGACGATCGAAGTTGCACAAGAAGAGGTTGAAAAAGCAAGGCAAAGCAAACATGTGAACGAATTGCAAAGCCGTTACCAGTATGGTGTACAGATCATTAATCCATTATTCAAATGAAAGAGCAATTAGAAAAAATACAAAGGAAATTAGTAATCCTTAAACGATTAACCAGGGTGGCCATTGTCATGTTGTTGGTGATTAATATTCTGCTTTGGGGCAAGTTTATGGAAGCATATGACTGTTTGCTTCTGGGTTCCATAGTGTTTCTTATGTATATCTTAATTCAGCGGGCTGAACTCGGACTGCATTTAATGATCATTGCATTTTATGATAAGCTAACCGAAGAGCAGGAAAAGGATATAAATCTTTGGTTTGTAAAATGGTATAAAATTGCCGGTAACAAATAAAATACCTCACTATGTCCGACACCACCACATCTACAACTCCAGAAATCATCACGATCAATCAGGGACGTTCGCGTTCACCCTATTTTCATATTATCAAGCCGGTACCTGGTGTTGAATTAACGGTCGGTCAGCCGGTAAAATGTATGAACCCAAAAACGCAGGCAATCACGACGGGTATTGTGACTCCTCATTTCTGGACATTCGAATGGGAAGAAATACCCGTATGGCTCGAAGTGAAAATGCTCGAGGTTTATGGAATTTCGGCGGCAACGCTTCGTACGAAGCTTATATTTTCAGACCCTGAGTTCGAAAAACCATCGGCACGATTGGTCTTAATAAGAGAAACGATTTAACGTTATGCAAATCAAAGAAGTAATAGACAGGCTGAAAGAATCGATCGTCGATGTAATAAGTCATTACGTCGAGCTCGAAACGAAAGGCCGTACGCACGAGGGTTGTTGTCCGTTCCACAACGAGAAAACCCCTTCGTTTAAAGTCTCGGAAGCAAAAGGGGTCTTTAAATGTTTCGGTTGCGGAAAGGCGGGCGATTCGATTACCTTTATTATGGAGCACGAAAGGGTTGAGTTTATGGACGCTTTAAAAATCGGCGCCAAAAAACTAAACCTACAGGTTGATTGGAACGAAGACCGAAAGGAGTTCAATACCGAAGAATATCACCACAAGGAAGCGTTAAGGATCCTTTGCGGAAAGGTGGCTGCCTATTACCAGCAATGCCTGCGCGAGAACAAAACTGCAAAAGAATATATCACGACCCGTAATTTCAAAATTGATGAGATCCAGGATGACGACCTGCTGATGATCGGATACGCACCCAACAGCAGCACCCTTTTACAGTGGGCAAGGGCCAACAGCATCAATGTTTCGTTATTGAAAGAAGCCGGGCTGATTGCCACCAATGCCGATAAAGGTGAGGATTACGATTTCTTCCGCGACCGTATCATGTTCCCTATCTGCGAGAAAACAGGCAAGGTGATCGGGTTCGCCGGGCGTATCATACACGATAAAAAAGGAGTTGGTAAGTACATCAACTCGATGGATTCGGAGATTTTCCACAAAGGAAACGAACTGTATGGCCTCAATGTAGCCCGTCAACAGATCAGGGTCGAAAACCGCGCCTACCTGGTTGAAGGTAATTTCGATGTAAAGCGGCTGCACACGATTGGTGTATTTAATGTGGTGGCGCCCTGTGGTACCGCGTTAACGGTGGAGCAGATCCGCCTGCTAATGAATTATACGAAAAACGTAACGCTGATTTACGATGGCGACGAAGCCGGGAGTAAAGCCATTGAACGCAACGGCGAGCTGCTTGTAAAGGAACAATGCCATGTGATGGTGATGGAAATCACCGAGGGTCAGGATCCCGACTCGCTGTTCGATACGCTTGAGAAGTTTGATGAATTCAAGGAGAAGCACCAGAACGACTACATTATCAACCGTGCAATAAAAGGAATTGACAAATGCAAGAATCCGGCGTTTAAATCGGAATTTATGAAAGACATCGCTACGCTGATTACGCGTTACGATGAACCAAGCATCCACGAAGTTTATCTGGAGGAGCTTACAAAGATTATCAAACCAAAAAAAGCGTGGCAGGATTACGTTAAAACCATCGTTGCCGATAAGGCACCTGTTGAAAAACGGCGCGTGATTCCTGCCGGGATCGATCTGGCCGATGCTGATGATCTGGGGTTTTACATCAGCAATAATTGTTACTGGTTCAAAGCGAAAGATTCTTTTATACAGCGCAGTAATTTTATTTTGACCCCTATTTTCCACATCGAAAGTACCATTAATGCCAAGCGGCTTTACGAAGTTTCGAACGCTTCGGGAATGACGCGCGTTGTGGAAATCCCGCAAAAAGACATGATCGGCCTTGCGGCTTTTAAGCTACACCTTGAGAGTTTACCCCGCTGCTGGTTCGATGGTACCGAAACCGACCTGAATAGGCTGAAACGCTGGCTATTCGAAAAGACTGAATCGTGCAAAGAGATTGTACAACTGGGGTGGCAAAAGGAAGGTTTCTGGGCGTGGGGAAATGGCATTTTCAACGCCGAATTTACAAAAGTTGATAGCTACGGCATTGTAAAACACGACAAACGAAACTATTACATCCCCGCATTTTCGAGCATTTATAAAAATGAAGATAACTTATTTCAATTCGAACGAAAATTTAAACACATGGAATCGAACATCACGTTAAAAGAGTATGCCCAGAAGTTTGTAAAAGTGTTTGGCGACAATGCGAAAATCGCGCTCTGTTTTTACTTCGCAGCACTGTTTAGGGATGTAATCGTTGCCCGGTTCGGGATTTTCCCGATACTGAACATGTTTGGACCAAAGGGAGCCGGGAAAACGGCGTGTGCCGAAAGCCTTGTACAGTTTTTCGGGATGCTGGCCAAAGCGCCCAACGTCCACAACACATCGAAAGCAGCCCTGGGCGAACACGTGGCAACCAGCTGCAACGCCATCGCGCACATCGACGAATATCGAAACGACATAGAGATGGAGAAACGCGAATTCCTGAAAGGGATGTGGGATGGCGTGGGTCGCACCCGGATGAACATGGACAAGGATAAAAAAAAAGAAACCACATCGGTCGACCAGGCAATTGTACTCACCGGTCAGCAAATGGCGACGGCCGATATTGCACTGTTCTCTCGGTTTATATTCCTCAGTTTTACGCAGGTCGAGTTTACCGAAAAAGAGATCGAAGAGTTCGATAAACTGAAAGAGATCGAAAAACGGGGACTCACACATATTACACATCAAATATTGAGGTTGCGCGCCATTTTCATCGAAAAATACATGGAGAATGTGAAATTGGTGCAGGATAAAATGCGTGAATTCCTCAAGAGCGATGTGGTGGAGGCGCGCATCTTCAACAACTGGCTGATTCCGCTCGCTGCATTCTCGACACTCGAAACACACCTCGAACTGCCTTGGGACAAACACGAGACCATCAAACTTGCCGTGCGGCTGATGATAGCACAGAATAAAGAGACGAAGAAAAACGACGACCTGGGAAATTTCTGGAAAGTGGTTCAATACCTGATCAGTTCGAATATGTTGTACGAGGATGGTGACTACAAGGTTGAATATACCGAATCGTTCAGGCGGGTGTTTTACGAAAACGGAGCGTGGGGCACCGAGGAAAAGAAATTCGACAAGGCTTACGAATTCTTTTTCATGACCACAAGCCGGGTTTACTCGCTTTACAAATCGCAATGCCTGCGTGAAGGCGAAAAGCCGCTTCCAGACTCGACAATCGACTACTACCTGCGTAATTCAGCCGCTTTTGTGTGCGAGACTAAGAAATTCTCGTTCAAGAAAATCGACCCAAAAACAGGGCAGCAGGAAGAGAACGAGAAGGGTGAAAAGAAGCGGACATCAACCACGGCGCTGGTATTCTACGGATCGAAAACAGGACTGATGTTTGGCACAACCGATACTGCCGGAGGTGTAATAAATTCAGATGCCGGAGGTGTAATTAATTTCCCTTCAGATTCACCTGAAACAAATCTGGCATTTTGATTTTGCCAAACCCCCCGCACCCCCCGTAATAAAAACCCGGATAGGAGAAAAATTTTGAAAAATCGAGCAAAAAATATCAAATTTTTAACACAAAGCACCTATAACCCTTACTTCGCTTACTTCGGTACTTTTTTAATAAATATATAAACTTTAAATAAATGATATATACTGCAATAGCCTCACAAAACACCGAAGTAACCCCTTACTTCGTTTGGCTTCGCCTTACTTCGCCTTACTTCGATTTTAAAATTTTACAACAATTGATATTTCTTACTTCGCTGTTTTTAGACTTTTACGGTTTTGAACTTCAAACCGTTAACCCGAGCGAAGTAAGCGAAGTAAGCGAAGTAAGTAAAATGGGTGCCAAGAGTGGAAAAATTAAAAATTTTATCAAAAATCTAATAAAATGAACGCAATTGCCTATTGCCACATTACGCGAGTACTCCCGGAAGAGATCCAGCTGGACCTTCTGTTTGTGCAGATGTGCGCCCTGGAACAACACCTGGCAGCTACACACCCCGAGTTTGAAAAGCAAACTTATGCGGCTATTACTGCCAAGCTAGCCCCGATCTATATGAAAATCAATCATTCGTTTGGAGGTAAACGGATCGAGCGTTTCAGCGAAATTATAGGGGAATGGCAGGAGCCGAAACGACACAAATATCATAAAAAATTAATTGCTAATAAATTATAAATCAAGATGCCAAAACAAACAGTAACAGCAACCTTCCCAGGGATCGGGAAGGTTGAAATTTCGAAAGAGCGGGCAGAACAAATCAGGAACCTGCAGAAGATCATCAGGGAGCGGAAGGAAAATAAATAAAATCCAACAATAGTTTTGTGTTTGTGCAAGGGGCTAATTTATTGCCACCTTTCTATTTTAATTTTATCGTTAATACTCATTTTAAGTTGATCCACATCCTTTTTTTCATAGAGCTTTTGGGTGGGAACTATTTCGTCAGTTTGAATTAGATCAATAACTTGATTGATTCTCTCTTTCTCAACTGGCTCTTTCAATAGTTTTTTCAATTCATTTAGGATTGAAAGTGTACTATGGTCCTTGAGTTCGTAATTAAAACTTCTAGTTCCAATTTTCACTTCGCTAGGAGCCAATTTAAAAGCGAACCAAATGTATTTGATCTCATATTTTTCTCGCTCAGGGTTATTTATATTGATGCTGTCTTGAGCTCGAATGATATTTGAAACCAACTGAAAAATCCGTTCTTTCATCTCAGAGTCAATTAATTCAATTCTTTCAGACCTTTCTTTAGAATCTTTAAATTGGTTCTGAAGAAATTGTGCGAAGGGGTATATTACGAACCCAAATATTATACCAATCAACCAAAGTCCGAATTTTGTGTTCAAGAATGTAATTAGCTTTTTCATTGTCTAAAATTTTTATTGTCATCATTGAAATATTAACATCAAAGGAATTAATACAATAAATCTAATCTTATTCATAATATTTAATTTAAAAATTTGAAAACTAATTCATTTAATCTCAAACTAATATAAAAACAAATTACATTGGAAAAGAAAAACTATTTTATATGATGAATATAAAACTGTCAAAATAAAACCATAGTTAACAACACACACTGTAATGTAATTACCCACAAATAATGACTATCTGCTTAACGTATATATCCTAATTTGGTTACATGCAAAAAAGTAATAACTGATTTTTTTATTTTGCCGGACTAAATAAATAGTTATATTTGTCGTGTCCTCACCGCCAGGGGGTTTAACCTTAAACCCCAACACATGAAATTCATCGTAACAGTTCCTGTAAAGCCATACATCAAACGATACCTTGAAAACAACTACGGATCGCCGGTCGATTTCCGCAATCATCCGCGCGAGAACGAGTTATTTAAACGCATGCTGAAAAAGCCTTGCAACGAGGCTAATCACATGTACAAAAACGAACTTTTACGTCAGACCGCGGAGGTTGAAATTACGATCTCTGACCGCGATTTTTACCGCCATGGCTGGGAGCTGTCGAAAACCGATATTGTGAGTTTTGGGAAGCATTTCGAGAAAAATGTAAAACTGCTGATGCGCACCGTTGTTTCCACGTATGTCTGTCACGGGATGGCCGTCGATAAATCGATCGCCAAATTCCAAACGCAATATAAAATGGAGGAGGAGTACTGGTCGTTCGATTCAATCAAGAAAGACTTTTACCGTTTCCGCGATAACAACGATATCGAGCTAAACGAATACGCTTACCAGCATCTCGAACGGCTGATCCGGATCAATATGAACAATGCTGGGGTTATTTCCGATTTAGGAGCCAAAACACTCGAAAAACAATCACAAATTTAAAATAAAAATATGCGCAAGTAGTCCCCGTTTCGGGACTGTTTGCGGTAAAACCAAAATAGTATGAAATCAATCAACAAACAGGCCGATAACATGGGTGGAGTTATCAGGTTGTGGGCAATTCCACCGGCCGATATTTCAATCGCCGGAAAAAAGGCGACAATCCTTTCGGATACCAACCTGGTCGATATTTATATCAAAGAGGACTCTGCCAGCTTTACCGAAGAGCTTGTAAAAAGTTTTGCAGGCTCTTCGTATAAGGTAGATATCGCGGCCATCGTTCCGGCTGATACCCCCGAAACCCTCGCACAGATAGCCGATATGGAACGTCGCAGCAAATACATTGTGATTTACCTCGATGGTAATGGCGCTTATAAACTTGCTGGTACTTCAAAGGTTCCCTTGAGATTTGGATCAAAATCGAGTACCGGCCAGGGAGCTGTGGCATTAAGTCATTACGAATTGTCGTTTTCCGGTCTTCAACACAAACGTGCGGTGTTTATTGAGAACCCGTTTGCTTAAAGCGTTTATTTTCTGCTTGTATCGCCGGTCGCCGTCCTTTCGACCGGCTTTTTTATGCGCTAAACTTGCCACAAAACAGGCAAGTTATGAACTATTCCTTTATAAAAGATCTAATTGGATCACCATGGCAGATCGAAGCAACGACGCTAAACAGCTTCTATCCTGTTTTTCGTGGGTTGTTCAATGGCCTTCAGATCGAGAAAGGAACTGAGCCTGAAAATCAAAAACCCTTTAAGCTATCGGCTACCACGCGCGATATCAGGATGTGGTCATCACCCGAAGAACCATTATCCGAAGAGGACAATCAACCCGAAGCCGAACCATCGCGCGAGAAAGTCATCAATGTAATCCCCATCCGCGGTATCATTTTAAAACACGACCAGGAGTGCGGTCCACGCGGAACCCGCACATTGGGCAACCGGCTATTAAAGGCCGACGAGGATGAAAGCGTGATTGGTCATATAATGATTATAGAGTCGGGAGGCGGACAGGCAAATGCACCGGTCGAACTTACGGACGCCATGCAGAAATGCACGAAGCCGATTGTGGTTTGGATTGACGGGATGGCCTGCTCGGCAGCCGAATATATTGCCGTCTATGCCAAAGAGATTATTGCCAGCCGTGCAATGGACCTGGTTGGCTGCATTGGTACCATGATGGTATGGGAAGGTCGCTCATCAAAATCGGACGCGAATGAGGATGGCGAAATTTCGGTGACCATCTATGCCGATGGGAGCGAAGAGAAAAACGAGGAGTACGAAACAGCTATCAATAGTTTCAATTTCAAACTGGCCAAAGAACGCATCTTAAATCCATTCAACGAAAAATTCAAAGCCGACGTGATGGCCAACCGCCCGCAGGTATTACCCGAACAACTCAAAGGCCGGACTTATTTCGCCTGCGATGTGGTAGGAACATTGATCGATTCGATTGGTGATTTTGGAACAGCCATCGATCGTGTACTCGCACTTGCAAATTTTAAAGCGACCACTTCAACCGAAGATGGCGCCCAGGAAACAAATAAACCCCAAAAAGAGATGAAACAATTCGCACACTTAAATCAAGTGCTGAATGTTTCGGAGCTGATCGCTTCTGATGAAGGTGTTTTTCTGAACGAAGAACAACTCGCATCGGTTGAAGAAAGCCTCGAAGCAAATCAGCAGCTCGTTGTGGAGGCGCAAAATGCGACCACCGAACGCGACACCGCAACTGCATCGTTGGCAACTGCCCAGGCAACCATTGCCGCGGCTTACAATCCGTTTAACGCGATCGACCCCACCATTGCAAATGCCGAAACCCCCGAAGCCAAAGCCGAAGCGGTTCGTAGTCTACTCGCTGCGCGCCCTGGTACTACCCCTCTCCTTAATCTGGGTGGACAGGATGAAATCGTTACCGATCCGGAAGCGGACTGGGAAACCATCAATAATCTTCCTCACAACAAACTTGTTGACGAAAATCTTTAATTTTTTCAAATACCATGTCAATCACAACCACCGCTATCGTAGCCGAGTATGGAGCATACTACCAGGATGCCGGGCAGAATAAAAAGCGGATTCTGCAATTACTCAGCCAGGGGAGGGAGCTTACAACTTTTGCTACCCCGATCAAAACGGATGACACCATCTTCAGGTTAGCAAAAGCAACCTTCCAAAGTTTGGTTCAGCCGTTCCAAAAAACATTTACTCCCAAAGGAGGTGTAACTATCGTGCCAAATGAAATCAGGCAATTTCGTTTCAAAATTGATGACGAGTTTATGCCTGATGAATTGTATGCCACCTGGCTTGGATTCTTAACAGAGCAATCAGTTGACCGTAAGACCTGGCCATTTGTAAAATGGCTGATCGAGGTTTACTATGCCAATCAGACAGACCAGGACATGGAACTGAACGAGTATTACAAAGGTGTATATGCGACACCAGTTGCAGGTACTCCTGGTCCTAATGGCACAGGTATGAATGGTTTGAAAAAACTGTTACACGACGGTGTTGTTGCCGGTACGATCAATTCGAATTCGCACATTGGCCCATTAGAGACAGCAACCATATTCGACCAGGTCGAAGCTTTCACAGACGATATTGCTGAAGTATACCAGGGAATCAAGATGAACGTGTTTATGAGCCGGAAATGGTTCAAAAAATACATGCAAGATAAACGCGCCCAGGGATTTTACTATAAAACTTCCGATTCGCAAATCACATCGGGCATCGATTTTACACCACTCGATGTTGTTCCGCTTGCCTGTATGGTAGGCACAGATGATATATTCTGTACGCCGAAAGAAAACTTCCTGCATATCTCGCCTGCAACAATTACCAAGAATACCTATAAACTCGAAGAAGCCAAACGTGCTGTTGCCGTAATGGCCGACTGGAGCGAAGGCTTAGGTTTTGGCATCAATCAGGCTGTCTGGACAAACATCCGCCCAACGGGCTCAAACTAAAACTATCATCCTCCCTGTCGCGAAAGTTGGCAGGGAGCAATGATTAAAAAATACTGCTATGACAGATTTTACAGATATCGATAAAAATCTCCCGAACGGGGAGAATATGGGCGGGTTGACACAGAAAGTTTATTTTGGGTACTGGGCCGATGTGGCTGCGTTCCCCGCTAAACCTGCAACACCACTTACGCTCGAAGCTTCGGCCACCCTTACGGGTGACCTGGTAATGAAAACCGGCAAACGGATGTTCGAAATGTACCTCACGGACGACACGGGAGAATACAAAATTGAATCGGTGGGTGAAACCGATGGCAAATCATTTGTCGCTCACCTAACGCTCTTCCACCCGGGAATGCAAAAAAGGATACTGGGCTTTATCAATGCCGCAAAAAACGAGAACCTTGTTTTCGTAGTGATCGACAGCGACGGACAGATGTATGTGATGGGCGATGCACTTCGTCCTGCTGTATTTGCTGCTTCGCCCGACGGCATGGGTACTGGCAAAACGACTGCAGCCCGCAAAGGACTGTCGCTTGAATTTACCTACAAAACAACCAACGTGTTTGTATACACAGGTAATGTTCCGCTGACAGAACCAAGCATATAAAATTGGATCCCATGTGGAAACGTTATTTTAAATTCATAAAGCTACGACCAGGAAGGGTGATCACCGCCCTTTTTGGTGAGCTTGATTTTAGCCGGGATGATCTCCCGCTCGAAAAAATTCAGCAGCTTTACGAAAACGATTTTCCTTACCTCGAAATTACTGCCGAAGGAAAAGCAGAGCTGTACGGAATTAAACCTGAAGCAAAAGCAAAACGCAAAAAAATTTAGCATCCTTTCTTTCTCAATTTTACTTTTTCATTTTTGATTTGAAAGCCCGGTTTAATCGCCGGGTTTTTTATTCCCCCCCTCACCCCATCACCCTTTCTCCCTTTCTCCCCCTCTCTCAATCTCCCCCTCTCCTTTTCGCGCAAACTGTCCTTTCTGCCCAATTTTCTACCATCTACTTTCACATCAAAATAAATATGGAACATGAAACCCGACCTGTATAAAAAGATTTGCCTGATTACCCCCGATCGCAACGACCGTCCGGAATTTCTTACGCACTGTAAATGGCAGATGGAGAGACAGACTGTTGGAGCATGTGCGCATTTCGTGATGGACCAACCTGCCATTGCTGGCGTGGTTGATATTGTGCCGCGTGTTAAACTGGGCGTGGAGATGGCCCGGAACCTGGGTTTCGAATATTGCTTTATTATCGAGAACGACGATTACTATCCGGATGATTACATCGAGCGGATGATGGAAGGACTTCAGTATACATCAATGGTCGGGTCGATCAACACTACAACTTATATCCTCCAGTCGCGATGCCACCGCACAACTGTTCACCCCGGGCGTTCGTCACTGTTTTTAACCGGGTTCAAAACCAAGGCGCTCGAAAGATACACATGGCCGGAAGATACAATGCTCTATTTCGACGTTCACCTGTGGCAACACTGGTGCAGCAAGATCTTTATCAATTTTAATGGATATGGTCCCGTCGGCATTAAACATGGACAGGGCTTCTGTCCTGGCAATTTTCACAATGGTCTTGTGAACGGCAAACCTGCGAAATATATGACTGATGATAGTAACAGCGAATGGCTAAGTAAGCACGTGCGGAAAGAGAGTTTTGAGTTTTATAAGAAATTTCAACCTGAGAGAGTTTTTGAAACAAAATAATTTAAAATTAGATTATGGAACAAAAAACATTTGAAACACATCCGAGTAATGCGTTGAATAAAATAGCAGAACTCAGAAAAGATGGATGGAAAATTATTGCAACTGCAAATACATCAACCCCATCAACAGGAGAAGATGCTCACGGAATATCTTATGGAGGTCCATCTTTTTCAATTTTGGCTGAACGGGAATATGTTGCCCCTCAATACTTAGGAAATACAGGACCCGGACATATTTATAACAGACCTTGTAATCCTCCCGGACCCGGAAGATGAAAATAGTACAAGGCAGAACAAGGATGGTAATTTTGACAGCGCGATATGCTGTTAAGATTCCACAACTGAAAAAATACAAAAATTTCTTACTGGGAATGCTGTCTAATATGCAAGAGGTTGCAATGAGCAAATCGCATGACGAACGACTTTGCCCTGTAAAGACTTACCTTCCATTTGGATTACTATTAATTATGCCAAAATGCGATATAGTTTCAGAGGATATTTTTGAGAGTATGGATAAATCAAAATTCTGGCCTAATGAATCCGAGGATTATCACCCTAAAAATACCTGTGAACGCGCTATGCAAAATGTCCCGGTAGAAAATAAGCCAGATAGTTTTGGTTATTACGATAACAGGATAGTTGCTATTGACTATGGTTCTTAAAAGATAAATATTGAAAAATCATGCATGCAGAAGTTATAAAATATTGTGAAAGCGTAAAGCAACGGTTCCCCGAATACTTTACCAATAAAGCAGTGCTCGATTGCGGAAGCCTCGATATTAACGGCAATAACAGGTACCTGTTCGAAAAGTGCAGTTACACCGGCATAGATATTTGCAAAGGAAAAAATGTTGATGTAGTAACACCTGTTCAATTATACAAGGCTAATGGGAATTTTGATATGGTGATCAGCACAGAGATGCTTGAACACGATCGATATTACAACCTATCATTGGTTAAAATGTATCTGCTGACAAATCACAAAGGTCTGCTATTGTTTACCGCTGCAGGTACCGGAAGAGCTGAACACGGAACAACCGAACATCTGCCGGATGACAGTCCCAAAACGCTTGATTATTACTGCAATGTTACAGCACAGATGATTGCCGAAGCGCTGCCTCTCGATCTGTTTAGTTGGTTCGAAATCTCTTATACAAATACAGATATCCGGTTTGCCGGAATAAAACGATAATATGACCGACGTAGTTTACATACTTGGTACCGGCTCTGTCTGGAACAACAACGAGATCCGGTTTAGTCTCCGCAGCATTGCAAAGAATGGTATTGGTGTGGGGAAGATCTTTGTGGTGGGTATGCTGCCAGCTTTCCTGAGCAATGAAGTGATCCATATCGCGGTCGACGATATTTATAACCCGATGCAAAATGCCGATGGCAATATCGCACACAAAGTGCTGCAGGCTTGCAAAGATAAAAGGCTGTCGGACGATTTTCTGTTTATCAACGACGATCATCTGATTTTAAAACAGGTTGATTTAAAAGATATTCCGGCATTTCACAAAGGAGATATGACAACCTTCGATGATAGCTACTTTGCATTGAATTACTGGCGTATGCGGTTAAAGCGAACCAGGGAAGCATTGCAAAAACAAGGACTTCCGGCGCTGCATTTCGATTGCCATACACCCATCATTTTTAACAAATACCATTTCCCCGAAGTGATGGCACGTTTCGATATGGACGAAGGACCTGGACTTACAATGAAAAGCCTGTACGGAAATTGTGTTTCTCCAGAAAATACAAAGCTGCTGTGTGGCGAGAAAAAGATGGTGGCCGAATACTATACTTTGGAGCAACTGAACGACCGGTTAACCGATTGCGCTTATATATCGTTCAGTGATACGGGCGTTAATAAAGCGCTGAAAATATGGCTGTACAAGCATTTCCCCGAACAATCGCCCTGGGAAACTACCGATATTGAGGACTTGTACATCGACATCCTGAAATGGGTGGAAGGCGAACGCAATTATCAAAAGGGTGTTTTATTGTACGAAAAATACCTGAGCGGATCGAACCTGCTTGCAATGTTCAAAAGCGGGGAATCAGAAATACTTCGCAAAAAAATGGAATATAATTTAAAAAAATTAATAACGTAATTATGAATGAAAATCAAAACAAAGTAATCGACTGGATCAGATCCGGGATGATTTACGCAGACGGAATCGCTTTACTGGTTGCAATTTCAGGCAAATCTTATTTTTCATCCCAATTTATGGCGAGGGAAAATAAAATCAACCATGATAAACTGTCCTACGAAATATGTAAAGCCGCAAAGGTGGCAGACTTTTCGAACTGGCGGGCATTTATTTCCAATGTACAGGATGAACCCGTGACGGAACCAGAGCTTCATCATATAGGTGAAGAATTATCTGAATTGGTTGAATCTGCCCGTGAAATTGGAAAAACATTAATGAATGCTCCCGATCTCCCTCTCTCCCCGTCACCCCTTCTCCCTCTCACCCCCTCTCCCGATCTCCCCCTCGATCCTGCGGAATCGATCGCAACAAAACCGCTCACCGAATACCCGGCAGTTATTCGCAGGGTGATTCACGAATATGCGCAATTGTTCCAGGAGCGAAATAAAATGCACGCGGTAATGGCCGAAATGCCCGAATCGAATGCAGATGCAGTTTGCACCAAGCGTGCCGAGATCTTTGATGTGATCAAAGCGCTGTCCGAAAGGCTTGAATTTCTGTTCGAAAAGAAGGAAGCATTCGACAAAAAAGGAATCGTCCCCAACGAAAAGGAGGTATTTCCAGCCGAAGTAAAGCCAGAACCGGAACAACCACTTGATGAAGCCGGGATGAAAAGGCAGATCAAAAACCTGCAAAGCTCTAATTCGAAAGATCAGACAATTCTCGATTACCAGGCTAAAAAACGTCTGCCCGAGAAAAACCCGATGCCGGCAGGTACCAAGCGCAAAAAGATCGAAATGCGGATGGCAGAGCGGAATGCTGAAATTGAGAAAATTGAAGAATTGTTATTGAAACTGTCGGCGCTGAATGCTGCTAAGAAGTAAAGATATTGCCGTTTCTCCATCAAGTGAAGGCAACGTGGAAGATATCAGCTTAAAGAAGGGTGGTAGTACTCCCTTCTTTATTGCTGATACCGAAAAAGCGCTTACCAGAGCAATTGGTCAGATCGAAAATGGAAGGGAGCATCATTATTACAGTTGGGGCAATTTTAACCTGGTACGGTTGATTTCCTACCTGATAAAGCAAACAGGACCCGTAAATGTACTGATGACATCATATTCATTCAGCACAAAAAGCATCGAGCAGCTCCAGAACAGGATCAGCAAAGGCGAAATTCTTTCATTCAGGGTGATACTCGATAATCGTGTAAGGGTGATGAGTCCAAAACCCTTCCAGATGATTGCCACGAGCTTCAATTACCGTTGCATGTCGGTACATGCAAAAGTGGCACTGCTCTGGAACGACAATTGGAAAATCAGCATCGTGACGAGCCAGAACGCCACCGACAATCCGAAGCTCGAGCGCGGAACGATTTTCACCGACAAGGAAGTCTTTAATTTTGATTTAAAAGTACTTGAAAATGAATTTCAGCGAGGAACAACTTAAGGAAATTGAGGAAATGGCAGGACTGTTTTTATCAGCAGAAACAATTGCAGTAAACCTTGAATTAAATGACGATGATACTGAATATTTTATTGCTGCTATTGAATGCAAAAATATGAAAAACCCGATTGTGGCCGCTTATTATACAGGAAGGCTAAAATCAAAAATAGAATTGCGGAAAGCGATCAAACAATCGGCATTGAACGGAAGCAGTCCGTCGCAGCAAATGATGTTGAACTTTTTAAAGGAATCGAAAAAATGAAACTCCTGATCGAAAAAAATTATTTGTGGGGATACGATTGGCGCGTGATTTCAAAAAAACATGGAACACGCGCTTCAGGATCTTGCTGCTCTTTTCATTTTATGCTGATACGTGGAATTCATGTCTATCTATCTGAAATTATTAAAGTCTTAAAATTGAATATCAGAGAATGTCGAAGATCAAAATAAATACGTAAATCACTATGAGCCGTACAGCACTTGAAGATACCAAATATGAACTGATCAAGGCGCACATTCTTGATCCTGACAATTCACCGCTTTCGCCCGAAAAGCAGGAGATGCTTGAGCGGATTATTTCAGCATCGAAAGTGCTTGATAAAAACCCGATCCAAAAACAGGCGGTAGCATTGCACCAGCAAAAATACCCCGATATCAGCCGGCGCCAGGCTTATGAAGATCTTCGCATGGCTGTGAGGTTATTCAATACACTGAATACTTTCGATTACGATTTCTGGCGTACCTGGCTAATCAACGACATTGTGGCAAATATCCTGAGATGCCGTAACCGGAATACAGTGAAAGATAGCGCTGTGATTGAAATGGCACATGCCAATTTATTGAAAGTGATTGGCGAAAGACCCGAAGAATTGCCTGATCCAAACCGTACCGAAAAACACCAGTTCTATATTTTGATTCAAAACGATAACCGGCAGGTGAAAGTTGATTTGAATAATCTTCAGAATCTGCCTACAGCAGCACTCAGGGAATTAAGTCGCGCAATTTATGGAGGCAACGAAATCAATGAAGCGGATGCAGAAGAAATGATGAAATCATGATAACCGAAATACTCGATTTTAATGCACCCCAGAAGCTGTCAGTTATCAACGATGCCAAAAGCGAAGTTGATATCGAGGGGCGCGGTACGGGTAAATCGTACAAAATCGGGTGGGAAATCAACCAGATTGTGCGCACAATGCCGCGATCGATCAGTTCAATTACCGGTCGTACTTATGGCCAGGTATTAACCAGGACTTTACCTTCAACTTTAAAACTCCTCGAAAAATTAGGTTATGAAAAAGACAAGGACTACGTAATTGGAGTAAAACCGCTGAAAACGTTTATTTCGCCTTACGAAAAGGTGACGAAATTCGAAAACTTCATTTCATTTTCGAACGGAACCGGGTTTATGCTGCTCTCGCAGGAAAGATTGGGATCGTCACGTGGTCCTAACCTCGACCGTGAAATTGTCGACGAAGCATTAACCCTGAATAAGAAACGATACGACGAAGAGGTTTCTCCGGCAAATCGCGGGAATGAAGAGCATTTTGGTTTTAAATCGCAAAAACGCATCAAACAACATCACGGATTCAGGTATGTTTCGTCGATGCCTTATACCCAGGAACAAAAATGGCTGCTCAAATTTGGCGATTATTACATGGAGGAAGCAAGTATTCCTTTGTTCGATACCTGGAATAGAATTGTAAAACTTCAGTTGCAATTAATTGCAGCTTATAAGGCAGATGATAAGCGTCTTTTCAAAGATATCTGGAACGAATGTGTCAGGCTAAAGAAGAAAATAGCGCCTTTTGTTTCGAAAGATGGGCTGCTTTTCACATTGGCAAATGCTTTCGACAATATCCAGAATTTGGGCATGTCGTACATTATCCGGGAATACGATAAACAAACGCTGCTCACATTTATGGTCGAGATCCTGAACTGGATCATTGACCAAATTGAGAACTGCTATTACAGTTTAGACAGTCAGGTGCATATCTATTACGATGCCTATAACGATGATTATATTCGTGGTGTTGCAGAAGATAGCAATTGGGATGTAGCACAATTAGAGAATGAAAATTGTAAATGTGATTTAGATTGTGATCCGAGCCGTTCGCTGGAGATAGTGCCCGACTGGGGATCACATATTGCGCTGTTCTCAATTGGTCAGGAGCGCAACTATAACTTTGTGACAAAGATCGTTGAAACTGTTGATTGTACAATCAATGAATTCTTTGTCAAGCCAAACACACCAGGCGTAATGATTGATGACCTGGTTGATAAGGTGACTAACTATTACGGGCCACATCCTACACGAAAGATCATTTATTTCAGAGATAGATATGGCGATTCAAAGAACCCATCTGCTAAGAGTTCAAAGAGTTATAATGAGCAGGCTATTGAGCGCTTTCAACGCAACGGGTGGACAGTAGAGGCACGTGTGCACAAAGGCATGGAGCCACCACAACACGACAAGTATTTGATGTGGATGAACATACTCAAAGGTAAGGACCCTCGTTACCCTAAGTTTATAATCAATGGAAGGAAGTGCAAGTATACATTAATATCAATGAACAATACCCAAGTCATTGATAAGGATGGTAAGTTTGAGAAAGACAAAGGATCTGAACGTAAGAAGACCATCCTGCCTGAAGAAGCCACACACTTTGGCGATGCAGTCGATAAGCGCATGTGGACCAAGTATGGTCATTTGCTGCATATGTATCAATCAACATTCGTATCACCACGTTGGTAAATATCAATTCTGCCAGTTACTCCATATGAGCAGAATTGATCACAGCGGTATCAACACATTGCGCCCAAAAGCGCAAAGAGTTGCTGCTATAGGACAGATGTGACCTGCTCCCTGTTTGGTAACATATAAGCGGTATCACCTATCCCGATATTCAATTGTAAATCTTTCTACCTTTCTGCCCATCGTGATAGTTGATGGCTGTAGGACTGCCTTCGACCGCTTTTGTTGTGTTCTATATTATGTTAACATGCACATATATCCTGCAAAAATCACTTTCTTTTCTGCCCTCAGGATAGGGCGAGTTCGGCTTCATAGAGACACAGTTGTTGATTTTTTTCAAAAATCAACAACTTGCGCCTTAGTTTTTAGATATTTATGTAAAAATAAACTGCATAAGTTTTATATGTGGAATGATTCTAAATTACATTTTTAGTGAATTATTTTTTTTGCGAAAAATTGGAGAATAGGAAAGCAAATTTTGAATTATCTCAGATCGGGGATACATTTTTTTTAAAAAATAATTTTTTCGTGATCCTACGAAATACAGTTGCAAAAGCAGGCTATAAAATCACACAACTAACTGAATTATAGTTTTATACATCAATTAAATGTTTGTGTATGTCGTTTATAATTATTACTTTTAGGTAGAAATGAGAGGGAAACCAATTATTTCAAAGTCAAATTTTACTCACTAATTTTTTTTAAGAATGAAAGAAAAAAATCAAACTACCTTGGTAAAGGTAGAAGGGGGCAAGAACCCACAGGAACAAGCGACGGCAAACACAACAGCCGCGAACGAACCCACAACCGCCCAGGAGCAAAAACCCGAGAGCGTGGAAGAATTAAAGAACCAGGTCGAAGCGTTGAAAAAACGTCTTTCGGGCATTCCCCAAAATCTGGACGACCGGATTAAGTATTTCAATGAGAAAAAGGAACTCATCCGGCGCCTGGCTATTTTGAACGGTAACGCCGAGGCACTGGAAGGACACGCCCAGAAGTTGCACGAAATCGCAGTAACCAACGATTTCGAGAATGAGGATTATATTTTGAGCGTGGAAGGTGGAACAGGTGGGTACCGTAAAGCCTCAATTTTTACGCTGAAAAATCCGGTTATCATTTCGGAGGTTATCACCTTTATGATGAACCGCATTGATGCTAAACGGCTGGAGATTGCCGCACAGATTGAAGCATAAACAAAAAAGGGGGCAGCTCTCCAGTTGCCCCCAAGTCAAATTTTACCACTCAAATAATTTAAGCGATGAACAAAAATAGTAAAAAGGAACAATACAAAGCCAACCGCGCCGCTTTGATTCAGTTATCCGCAGCAATCAGAATATTAGTAAAGGCAGGAGCAATCGACAGCGTAAACGAAGGATTGAAAGAGATCTACGAAAAAGCAGATCCCAACATTTCGGAATTCAGAACTTTCTGGCAATGGAAAGATGCAGGTTATACAATTACCCGCGGTTCGAAGGCTTTTCTGATTTGGGGACAACCCCGCCAAGGTTCGCAGGTAGCCGAGGGAGCAACCGAGCCGGAAGATTACAAATATTGGCCGCTCTGTTATTTGTTTGCCAATACACAGGTTTTTAAACCGGAGCACGCCACACCACCTGAGCAGGAGCACGCCAAACACAGCACCGCCCCCGCTCTTGACGAATCATTAATTTAGACTAATTAAAAATAACATGTAGTTTTTTTGTGCACGGGCTTAGTTTTCTTACTTGTTTCTTTGAGAATGCGCCCTTAATCTGAAAGTAAACAAAGGTTTGGATGTTGTACCCAACAACTCCCGGTGGATAGTCTTGTACTATCCCGCCGCGCCGCAAAGTGGAATTCCGTGCCTCCAGTCCGTTACCGGCCTGGCTTTTTTGCAAAAAGCTGTACCTGCGGTCCCGGGCACTCTATCGGGTTTGTTTGTTTATTTTTTGCCAACTCCCCCTCCTTTCAACAACATCCTCCATTCTCATCAAAATCAATCTATAAGTTTATTTCTTTTCCTTAATTTATTTGGTGGAGCCTTGCAAAAAAGCATTCAAAGATTATTTGTAATTATTAATTACGATATAACGTAACAATTAATAATTAATTAACATTGAAAATTTGTTTTGCGTTACGTTATAACGTATATTCGCTATGTATTTCAATCGCACCCTCCGGGAATTTTTATTCACAATTAAAATTTACTGAAATGAAAAATTCAATTAAAACGATGATCGATTCCTTAGTACATGACAATGCTTCTTTTATTAAGGAAAATGGGGGAAATGTAGCCGAATGGATATTACTGAATGACGAAGCGGAAGATCAGGGTTATTTGTGGTATTTAACAGACGAAGAAATAACTGATTTTGAAAACGGAAATTCCGAGAAGTATATAAATGAAATCCGCAACTATGTAAATGAAAATTACAATTATAAATTAGAATAATTAATACTAACTATAAATGAACGAACCAATTATTGAAGCAATGACCGCTGTATCATCGGCCATTGAACAACTCGAAGCCCAGCGTGATTTTGGCGACATCACACCCGAAGGTCTCGAATCGCTGCAGGTACTGAATGCCTGTTATGAATTGATCGCCCGTACCTTCATTATAGAGGCGCAAACGGCCATTCCGACACCCGATATGCTCGAAGCTGGAGAAGACGATTCTCCATGGCCAGCTTACATGCATTCAACAGACAACACAATCGACGATTTTGTTTTCTGCATCGTAACTGGCAAAGGCAAAATCTCCCTACGATTGTTACTCTCAAACCTGATCAGCCGTGCAAAGTTCAGCCCGCGTAAACTTACGCAGGCAAAGATTGCAGAAGCAGTTGGCATCCGCCCTGCAACAATCAGCAACTACCTGAATAATCAGAATATGACAGCTGATAACCTTGAGAATATTATCAATTGTATTCAGGAATAAATACTAAATTACGCAGCAATAAAAATCAATTTTCACAATCCTCAGCCCGGCTAACCGCCGGGCTTTTTTAATTCCCAAAATTCTGATCTTTTTTTGTCCTTTCCCTCCCCATCACCTCCCTATATCTTTACTCAAAAACAAGATTATGACAGTTGTTCAAACCATTCGTCGCAACCTGGCACTCAAAGAGTACGAGATCAAAGAGACTCCCGACGGCCGGCAGGTAACCTTCTCGATCAAATTTGTGACCAAGCGGGGCGAAATCATCTTTATACCCCGTGCCGTAGCGGCCGGATTGCGCTTCGATATGAAGGGTAACCGTATGCGCGGTGTGTTGGCGGTTGATACAGATAACAAATCAATTGGCCACGTCACCCCCGTTCATATCGACGGCATAATTGAATGGAACGGTAAAAAAGTGAAGATGTAAGGGCGATTCTATGTGATTAACTTTATTGTGATTTTATATTAAAGACATGAGAATATTTTCAGTAACACAGCTAAAGGCAATTGAATTTGAAGGGCGCGAACCGTATCCATTAAGTTCAAAAACAAGGATTATCCTTGATAAGAAGAATCCTTCGCACAGAAAAGAACATCAATTAATTTACCAACAAGCTGCTAATTATGGAACAGTTGGCGATCGTTGTACATACCTGGATAATTTCGAATTACTTGAATTAGAAAAGAAAGGTTTCATTACAATTCATAAATCCCAAATCGTAAATCATAAATCGTAATGGCAGATATCCTATTCAACCGCGAAGGCGTCCCGTTACTGGCATACGGGAAAAGCTACATGGCAAACACCACCGGTACTCCTGCAGACAAACCAAAGAATGTACAGCAGCCCAAATACCCATTGGATGATTACACATCTGTTGGCGATATCAAGATATCATCGTGGGGACCGAATAACGATTTCCCAACCAAAGCAGATGCGATCATCGGCAGTGTGGGTGTGCTCAATACAGGGTTAAAGTTTACGCGTAATTTCACGCTGGGGCAGGGAATCTTCGCCTGTAAAGTGATTGATTTCGATGAAAATGGGAACGAGATCCTCGAAAAAGTAAAAGATAAAACACTTGTTGCTTTTGCCAATTCGCGGATGGTCCGCCGTTATATGGCTAAAGCGCTGCGCGATTACCTAAAATTTGGTTGTGCTTTTGTGCAACTCATTTTTAATGTTGATGGCAGCAAGATCGTCGGTATTAATACCATTAATGCAAAATATTGCCGGCTTGAATTTCCCGATACTAAAACCGGCATCAACAACCGATGTGTTGTTTCGGGCAAATGGCCAGATACACCAAGCGAAGATGAATACCAGGTTTTTGATACGCTCGACGAGTACGATCCTTATGCCGATTTGCAACGCCGCCGTTGGGGAAATCAGACAAAAGGGAAATCATTTATCTTAGTTATCCGCGACAGCTGGGGCAATGGTGAAAACTACAGCTCCCCCATATGGTGGGCAGCCTACCTTGCAGGGTGGATCGATATTGCAAAGAAGGTACCCGCCTTCCTGAAAAAAGCCTACGAAAACCAGATTACCTGGAAGTGGCATATCCAGATTCCTTATGCATTCTGGGACAAGCAATTTCCAAAAACCGACTATCCGGATACCGAATTGCGTAAACAGGCCATCGAAAGTTACATGGACAGCATCGAAGATAACCTATGCGGAACCGAGGGCGCCGATAAACCTATTTTTACTTTCTTCGAAATCAATCCGAACAATGGCCGTGCTGAAGAACAATGGATTATCAAACCGCTCGAAAATAAGTTATCGAACGATCAGAACCTCGTTACCTCGGCAGCTGCCAATTCCGAAATCATGTTTTCGATTATGGTCAATCCCAACGTGCTGGGTGCAGGTATGCCCGGAGGAACCTACGCCGGTAACCAGGGCGGCAGCAATATCCGCGAGGCATACCTGGTGAACATTGCCAACTGCTGGCTCGACCGGCAGGATCTGATGGACCCGCTCGAACTGATGACGCGCTACAATGGCGCCGATGAAGATATTGAATGGCGTTTCCGTAATACCGTGCTGACTACCCTGGACACGGGTGCTGGTACTAAAAAAACGCTTTCGTAATTTCCTTAAAATCAAAATACAATGGTTGAAGAAATTTTAAATCAAATCAAGAAAAAGGAAGATGAGCTCAGTTCGTTAAAGGCACAACTTGAACAGGAAGGCTTAAAAGATTATAGCTTTTTAATTGGAAAGTATTATTGCCTGGCTGCTACCTGCTTTATTAAAATCATCCATATTGAGTATGTTGATGATTACGGTGTAAGTGTAGAATGCATAAAAATACAGGGAGGTAACCATGATGCCGGAAGAATTAATGTCGATCCATACGAAAGCTATGAATTAAAGTTTATCGATATATACGATCAAAGAATCACTGAAGTGTCGAAAGAAAAGTTTGTTTCATTCCTTGACGAGGCATTAAATATGACAAAAAGTAGTATAATTGAAATGATATCATAATTCGTGTAATCCGTTTTTAAATCTGTCAAAATGATAACAATAAAAAAACTAAAAGAAAAACTTGAAATGTTTGATGAAAATCTATCTTGTTATGCCTATGAAGGCGAGGTTACTGGATTAATAATTCAAAATGGAAACGATTCTTCCAATCAAGGTGTCATATATTGTAGTGAAGGAGATTATGATGAAAATCATATAGAACCAAATTTGGTTTTTTAAATGCTCTATAACATTCGTGTAATTCGCTAAAATTCGTGTAATATGCTTTTCACAAAAGAAAAAAACCCAAAAATGCAGGAAGTGAAACAATTCGCTTCCGTCAGCGCTGCCTCTAACTTTGATACGGTTGCACCACATATTGCCAATGCCGAACGCGATTACCTGGTTCCCGTAATTGGTCAGGATATGTACGACGAACTTCAGGAGTTTTACGACACCGAGTTTATAAATCCACTCACCGAAGCACAGGAGAAAACTGCTGAGCTGCTACGACTCTCGCAACAATCGGTTATTCATCTCGCTTACTGGATCGGCTTCGATCTGTTGAATGCACACATTACCGATGCCGGGTTCAAGCGTACCGAATCAACCGAGGTGAAAGGTCTCTTTAAATACCAGGAAGAAAACCTGAAAAACTATTTCCGGACAAACGGGTTTAACGGTCTCGATTCGGTATTGAAATACATCGAAACCAACCTCGCCACGTTTGGAGAGTTCAAATTATCAGCGGTCAATACGCTTTTCCGGTCGTCGTTTATCCCCACCACCGACGTTTTCAATGACATTGTTTTTATCAATAAAAGCCGGTTAACATTTCTGCGGATGAAAGCACACATGCAGCTCGTCGAAGAAATCGAAATAGCACCTGTACTTGGTCCCGTCGCTTTCGATTTTGTAAAGGCTGAAATGGTGAAAGATGAACCCGATGCGAAAGTAATTGCGCTGCTTCCATATATCCGAAAACCCATCGCCTGGTTATCGTCGGCCCTGCTAATGGAAGAATCGGGCGCCGATCTGAAAGACAACGGTCTTTATTTCTCGTCGGTAAAAGCATTTGCCGGCAACGATACCGAAAATGGCCCATCGGCTCCCGACCGTATCGCCATCCTGGTAATGCGCAACCGCTCGTATGGCAATGCTTACCTCGACGCGCTGCGTGCCTACCTTACCACCCATGCCGCCGACTGGCCCGACGTAACACCATCGACCGGCCGTGTACTACGCCGTGATAATAAAGACAAAAAAACCTTCTGGGCGTAAGGGCGATCCTGCGTGATCGCCCATTTCTTAAAAAATCCTTATCATGATAGATATCTCAATCACATATCCCTTCCTGATCTTTAAACGAACCGCCACCGGCAAAGCCCCCACCAGCTGGGGTGAGCTTACCGAACGCCAGTTTATTGCCATCTCGCGAATGATCAATGGCGCCGAACCCGACGATCGGTTTCTGTCGGTTCTTACTGGCATTAACCAAAGCCTGCTGAAAAAACTATCTCCTTACGAATTATTGAAACTATCGGAAGGGATTGAGTTTGTGGCCAGGGCAGGCAATGTGCACAACGCGTTTATCATCCGCGAGCTGCCTGGCACCAAATTCATTTGCCCAAAACCAAAATTAGAAGGGATGACCTTCGGCCAATTCATTTTTGCCGATTCGTATTACAATGATTGGATGTCCACCGCCCGTACGGGTAAAAATGGCGAACAGACGGGTAGGTTATTGAGTAAGGACGATCACGCAGGATCGCCCCTACTCAATAACCTCGTTGCTACACTGTATATGTTACCCGGTGAAAAATTTGACCATGCTACCACCTCCGCCCGGGTATTGACGATTGCTAACATTGATATTGAAACCCGGCAGGCGATTGCGTTCAATTATGGTTTGATCCTAATGTGGCTGCAACAAGCCTACCCGCTGATATTTCAGGCATCGACCGAAACCCCATCTCCCCCTCACCCCGTCTCTCAATCACCCTCTCGCCCTTCCCCCTGGATAAAACTATTCAATTCGCTGGTAGGTGATGACCTGGTAAACAGGGATAAATACGCCGAACTGTCGGTGCATACCGTCTTCCGGTACCTGACTAATAAATACAAAGAAAATGCCCGTAAGGCTTGATTCGTCTAATTCGTTCTAATTCGTGAAATTTTTTAAAATATAATATCATGCAATCTAAGTTCTCCGATTTAATACAGTATTTCCGCACCCTGGCTGCGCAGCACAATGCGATAGGCCACAGCGCAAACGAGAAACATTTCTACCGCATGGAACTGGAAGAAGTACTTACAAACCTGAAAGATATCAATTACCCGGCATTGATATTGGAAGGATACCGATATAAACTAAAAGATCAGTTGAGCGATAATGTTCTGAAGGAGCGTACAGGCGCATTTATATTGATTGATCACCTAAGTGATGCAGGCGATTTTGACGCCATGAACACAATCTGGGACAATATGGAGTCGATTTGTGATGACATGATTGCCCGTATCAAGAACGACAAACGTAATCCGTTGGCAAAGGCAGTCCGCGATTTCGATCTGAACACGGTAGAAATTGCCCTGATCAATAACACTTTTAGCCAGGATTATGGCATCCGCTGCACCTATACAATCGTTTCACCTTATACAACCGATGTCGATCCGCTAAAATGGAACCTCGAAGTTGATATACCAACGTAACTACTATGTATCAGGCAAATAATCCATCGGGTAATTATGCACCAGGGCTGAACGGCTCCGGATCATCACCTGTAATATCATCAACGGGAGCAAATATTAAAGACCAAAACGACGCCGTCAACAACTGGGCATCGATGGTTCAACGCTACATGCGCGGAGCCGCTGTGATGCTGCAGCATGGAAAAGAAGGCACCATACAACGTCCCGGACGTACAGAACGCAAACTCGAAAACAGCATTCGTACCCGTACCCGCCTGACCTACGGCGTAATCACAGGTTTATCGTTTGTGTTCGAACGTCATGGTGTATTTGTTCACAAAGGTGTAGGCCGTGGTTACGAAATGCAGGGCGGAATGGTCGTCCGCACAGCGCGCGAAGACTCAATATTCAGCAATAACCAGGGCAAAGTCCGGGTTCCATTCGAATGGTTTAACCCGGTTATTGAGCAATCACTTCCCGAGTTGGCCGATAAACTTGCCGAAATTAATGCCGATGCCGCTGTCAATGCCACCCGCATGTTAATAAGATAATCGCGCAGCCCTTCGAGCGGTCGAAGACCCTCGAAGGGCTTTAATATGTCGTAACTTTTACGTATTTTATTTCAATTTATTTTTTCGTAAATTTGGTGTAAAATCATCAACCAAATTTATTATGAAAAAACTACTTCCAACTATTCTACTATTTTTTCTTTATTCATGTGAAGAAGATGCCCAAGGAGATTACCATACTACTTGGCTATTTTGGTTTTACCTTCTCATTTTTACCTTACTCATTGTTTATCTAACTATTAGTGGAAACGCTAAAGATAAAAAGGATAAGGAAAGGATGAAAAAAGCAGGAATTGATTCTACTAATTTTATTGAAGTAGGTGCATATGTTGGTGGACATCCATCAATAGATAATAATATTCAACATTGCAAGGTTTATAAGAAGAATGAAGATTTAATCATTGCAGATTCAAGTAAAAGTTTATATCCTGTTTATAAGGGCTCAATACCCTTGATTTCTATTAAAGAAATTTTAATAGAAGATGCAGCCACAATAGAAAATAAAGTAACGCTTGGAAGAGTATTTTTAGTGGGTATTTTTGCTTTAGCATGGAGAAAAAAGAAAAAAAATGAACTTTCCTTTGTAACAATTCAATGGACAAATGAAAGGTTTAATCACTCTACTATTTTTTCTTTTGAGGGTAGTAATGCGATGCAAACAGCTAATTCAGTAAGAAATAGATTAATAAGAGTAATCACAAAAAACTGAGTTATATGTACCAACACAATTGGCAAAAACGCTTTAAGCGCAGGATACTTACAAATATTGTAGTTGGCACAATATTTCTGATAATATTTGCCTTGCTCAAATACTTTAATCTTATTTAAAACAGAAAACCCTGGTTATTCACCAGGGTTTTCTGTTTCTTGTTTTTGATCCATTTTCTCAAAATATTGAATCAGAACAGTCTCCATATAATTATTGATGGATCGATTTTGTTTTTTTGCCTCTTGTCTAAGCCTGTCCATCACATGCTTATCAAGTTTTAGGCTTGTTGCTTCTTTTACCATATTTGATATTTAAAAGTATTTCTGAGTATTATAAAGTATTACAAATATACATCTAAAAAATACATTCTAAAAGCATAAAAAAAAATCTTTGTTATTTTTTAAAAATAAATAGTATTTCTTAGACATTATTAGAAATACTATTGTATATTTGTACTGTAATTTATTTATTCATTTAGATTATGGAAAAAAGTATAGAAAGCGCATTAAGAACACTTATTATCAATGATGATGGAAGTATTTTTGTTGAACCGGTATGTAAATTTTTCGGAATTAATTTTAAAAGTCAAAAAAGAAGATTTTTAGAAGATCCAATTTTGCAAAGTGAGGGTACAAAAAAGTACCACGAGTTAGCTTTTGGCGACAAAAGATTAAGGTTATGTGTGGGTAGGAGGGGTTTTATTCGGTGGATACAGATAATAAATGCCGAGATTGTGCACCCTCATTTGCAGAAATTATTTATTGAATACCAGGTTGCGATATTCAATTACCTGTACAATGGAAACGAGTCAAAAATTTCGCAACTCGAAGACATTCGCACATATGCACTAAATATCAACAGTGCATTAAGCATTAGAGACCAGGTAATGGAATATATTGCAGAGCAGAAACGTCACCGCGATTTGTGTTTGAGTTATGAACCAACCGAATGGGCACAAATTAAACCAACCCTTACTGAAGAAAAACGTATGCCCGAAGTTGCCGATGGGCTAAAAGCAATCGCATCCGAATTACCAAACGATATTACCGATCTGTTGCGCCTAAAAAAGAACTACCAGTCTGCTATTAGTAAGTATAAATGCCTGCTTCTTTATCAGCGTAAAGCGAGCCAACCAGAAGAAAACCCAATGCCAGAAGGTTACAAAAAAGAGCTATTGAAACTTCGAACCAAAGAGCGTGAGGCAGAAATTGAAAAAATCAACCTTAAACTGGTTGATCTATATAAATCAAAAACCCCGGTAGCGCTAGAACGCTAACCGGGGCAAGTTTAAAAATTCAGATTATAAATTCAAAAACAGTACAAAGTTATGAAAAATTCAGAAACAAAACCAGCAATGATTATCGAAGGTGTTGTTTTAACCGAAGACGCAATCAACACACTCAAAGGATTTCAGAATGCAAATAACGATTTTTTAGAATGCAATTTGGAAGTATTGGCCGACGCTATTTGCTACATCAACGACACGATGGATGATACCCAAAAGGTTGAATTCAAAAATGCCATTGAAATTAGCAGGGCACTTAGCGCTTTGCGTGGTTATCTCAAAAAAATCAAAAAACCATAATTAAATATTAAGCCATGTTGACAATTCAAATTGACGAAAACAAACTCGCCGAAGTCGTTCGGCAAGCGGTAATCGAAGGACTAAATGGAATAAAAACTATTGAGACACCAGATCCAGAACCGCGAATGATTCACTCCATCCGCGAACTTTCCGATTTTTTGCATGTGAGTATAGCCACCGCGCAGCGGTACAAAAACGAAGGTATTATCCCTTATATACAGGTTGCTCGCAAATGCTTTTTCAATCCACATGAAGTGATGGTGGCAATGAAAAAATACAGTGACAAAAAATAATTTCTAAAAACACACGGGTCGCCAAACCATATTTTTTATTACTTTTGGGTCGCCAAACCATATATTTCAGTTCAGTTGCACAAATGCATAAGTTAAGGCCTTACCCGGCAGCAACTTCTTGCTTACTTTGTGTAACTGGATGTATGGTTTGGCGACCCGCTGCCGGGTCCTTAAAATCGCCTTAACATGGAAACAAACACAGAACAACCCCAAACCACGCCTATCGCCGCAAAACTGATCGAAGCCCTCATTGCTTTTTACGAACCATGCTCCACACCCGCCGATGCCGACGATACAAAATCAACCCTTGAGTTGATTGACGAGATGGACCCGATCCAGGATTCCATTTTCCCCTTCGAAATCAACGCGCTGATGGAAACGAACGGTTTCAAACTGCATTATAATGGTTCCGGGTATGTGTGGTTATTGAAAATCAAATAAAACCCCGGGTGCGATTTGTAGAGACGCACGGCCGTGCGTCTCTACCCTCACCCCCTCTCCCTCTCTCCCTTTCTCCCCCTCACCCCTTCTCACCCTCACCCCCTCTCAAAACTGTCCTTTCCCGCCCCCATGCCTCCCCGTACCTTAGCCAAAAACAAACAAAATGGCAAGTTACGACAGGCGAATAACGCTTTACATAAATGGTCAGCAAGTCAGTAACGACGTTCGCAGCATCCGCGCCGAAATGACACGTCTTATTAACGAGCAGGCCCGTATGACAATCGGATCGGACGAATACATCCGCCATGCCCGGGCAATTCAGCAGTTACGTGGTGTAATGGCACAACACCAGCAACAAATAGCGGCTATCACCTCTTCATGGTCGTTGCGTGGCATGGCAGATGGTATCAACCGGTATTTTGGTATGATTACGATGGGTATTGCATCCGTAACGGGTGTGGTATTGGGATTCAAAAACCTCGTGAAAACCTTCAACGATTTTGAGGAACGGGTTGGTAATCTGTCGGCACTTACCGGATTGGCAGGCGCATCGCTCGACTGGCTAACACAAAAAGCGAAAGATATGAGCACCGCCACCCTCGAAGGAGGCATCCGGGTTACTCAAAGCGCGCAGGAAATTATCGATGCATTTACAAAAACCGGATCGGCACGCCCCGAACTTTTGAAGAATAAAGAAGCGCTGGTCGACGTTACACAAAACGCGATTATCCTTGCCAACGCTGCAAAAACGGAACTGCAGCCAGCTATCGAAGCCCTTACGATGGTGATGAACCAATACAATGTGCCGGCCAGCGAAGCCAGGCGCATCATCAACGCATTGGGAGCAGGCTCTAAAGAAGGTGCCGGCGAAATCCCTTATTTGACGCAAGCCATCGAGAAGTCAGGAACCGTAGCCAAACAGGCAGGTATTCCGCTCGAAACATTAATCGCGACCATCGAAACCCTGGCACCACGTATTTCAGCGCCCGAAATTGCAGGCCGCACACTTAAAGGTGTTTTACTCGATCTGCAGAAAGGTGCCGACGATACCAACCCTGCCATTGTAGGAATGTCTGCAGCATTCGAAAACCTTGCGAAAAAAAACTTGTCGGTTACCGAACTGCTCAAGCTATTTGGCACCGAAAATATCACCACCGCACAGATATTAATGACCAATATTGGCGAGCTTAAAAACTACGAAAAAGCGGTCACGGGTACCAATGTAGCGATGGAGCAAGCGGCCATCAATACCGCGAATAACAACGCACGGCTGGCACAGGCTAAAAACCGGATCAATATCATATCGATCGAACTGGGGCAAAAACTGACCCCCGCGCTTACACTTGCTACCGGGTGGTTTGGGAAAATGCTTTCTATTACCCTGGTAATGGTTAATTTCTTCCAGAAATACGGCTCGACAATCGTTGTTGCCACTTCTGCCATCATCGGTTACACCGTAGCCGTTAAATTATCGGCAATGTGGACCGAACGACATAATGCCGGGAGCGTTATTTCGCTGGCACTTCAAAAAGTCCGCGTAATATGGCACAATACCGAACGCGCTGCCATGTTGTTGATGGCAGCCGCACAGGCACTCCTTACCGGAAATGTAACCCGTGCAGCACAGGCATGGCGGCTTTTCAATTCGATTGTAAAAGTCAGTCCGATCGGTCTATTGGTGGGGGCAATTATGGCCATTGGTACCGCATTGTATTTCTATTCGCAAAAATTAAGTGAGGCACAGATCGCACAAAAAGCCCTCGACGATGTAAACCAAAAGGCAAGCCAAAGCATTATCGACGAAAGGGTGGAGATGGAACAGCTGCTGCGTGTGGCACAAAACGAACTGCTCACAAAAGCCACCCGGCAGGCAGCAATCGAAAAACTAAACCAGCTTTCTCCGCAATATTTGGGAGGTTTAACGCTCGAAACCATCAATACCGATGCTGCCACCGCCGCCACAAAAAAATACATCGATGCGCTCGAGCACAAAGCACGCATCGAAGCTGCCACCGAAAACATCAAGGAGGCGCAAAAGGAAATTGGCAAACTGAAGGCCGGCGAAGGTGGCGATCCGGGCATGTTCCGCCAGGCATGGAATTTTGTAAAAAGCCCGACAATGTTTGCCGCTGCAAATGCCGCATCTAAATCAAAAAATACAAGCGAACGAATCAAGGAGTTAGAAATACAGATAGAGAAATATCAAGGGATGCTCGACCAGGAAGTGGCATCAGGGAATAGTGCAGGCGCATCATCGACCGGAGGAACTGGCGGGGGTGGTACCGATACTGAAACAAAAGCAGAAAAGAAGGCCCGTGAAAAAGCCGAACGCGATGCAGCAAAAACTGAAAAGTTAGCCGCTAAAACTGCCAACGAAGAATTACAAGGCGCTTACAACGACCGGCTCACAATTATTAAAAAATCATATTACGACGAGCAAATTACAAAAGAAGAGTACCAGGTAAAAATGCAGATTGCCGAACTGGCTTACCTCGAAACACAAAAAGCGCTGCTTATACAGCAAGGAAAAGATACTTCCGATATCGAATTACAAATCATCGAATCGAAAATTAAAATCCGTGAAGAGGGTCAGAAAGTAATTGACGAAATGGCCACAGCCGATGATGGGAAGATTAAAATATCAATCGACGATACAATTGCGATGGTTGACGATTCAATCGCGCAATTAAAAGAAATTCAAAAGAAGGAAGCCGACATCAACGAAAGCCGTGCCCGTTCGTATCTCGACCTTGCCGCTTCCGTGGGCGATTCGTTTGCCGATACATTGATGGGCCAGGAGCAGGATTTCGGGCAATTTCTGCGCAATACAATCGTAATGGCGCTCGATGCACTCGAAAAAATACTGATATTACAAATAGCACAAACAACAATTACTGACATTGGAACAAAGGGGTTTTGGGGTATTGCTACAGCAATGGCAAAAATTGTACTGATGAAAGCCGCCTTTGGCACCGCTAAAGCACTAATTCTTGGAGGAGACAAGGGTAAAGCCGATGGTGGTTACACACGCCCGGGCGGAAAATACGAACCGGCAGGAATTGTCCATGCAGGCGAATATGTAATCCCACAGGAAGGTGTCAATAATCCACGATTGCAACCTTATATCGACATTTTCGAGCAGGCACGGAGAAATAAAACACTCTCCAGCCTCGATCTGCGTACTGGAGTTGCATCTATGACCAAACCGGGAGGTTATGCAGATGGTGGTTACGCAACTTCGCCAAATTATCAATCATCTGTAGAAGGTGGAGGAAGTACGAGCGTACAGGTGCTACAGGATCCGGAGCTGACAGCACTTATCAAAGATTTGAAACAGATGCTAAAATCGGGCATTACCGCAAAAATCAATAAATACGGGCATAATGGGATTGAAGAAAGCCTCGAAGATATCAGCAAATTCAATGCCCTCACAAAGTAGTAAGGGTGATCTTTTGTGATCGCCCAATTATCTTATAAATAGCTTCATCATGATAAAACTATATCTCAACGGTCACCAGGCGGTGCTCTTCCCCGACACAAAAATAGGGATTACAGCTATGAACCCATATTTTAACGAAATAAATGCTTTTTCGTACCCGTTCACGATACCATATAAACCCAATGCGGAGATTCTTAACCATGCAGCCAGAATACAAAATGTAACCAGGTCGTTCAGGTGGGATGCAATATTGATCGTCGACGGCATCCAGTTGATGGTTGGCGATGCCGTCGCACTTGGAGATGTTGATAATGGGGAATTCCCGATTACGCTGCAGTCGTCAAAAACATCGTTTGCAAAAATAGCCGAATCAAAAAAATTAATGGACCTGGAATTTGGAACAGAGAACACTGATAATATGACATCAGACAACGTATTATCAATGCGAACTTATACACTCAATAGCCATTATCCGGAATGCAATTATGTATGTGCGCCGTTTTTTAACAACAAAGCATTTACCGATACAGAAGGAACATGGAAACTACCCGATTATATAAATGGCTATAATCCTGTAACCGGGTTACTAATTAATGTTGTTGGTAATCAATCGAATGTAATAACTTACAGTTTTTATGTGAGGTATATCTTAAAACGCATCATTGAATTGTTGGGACTGACACTTGCCGACGACGATATGGCAACAATCCCCGATCTGTCGAAGTGGTTTTTATTGTCGCTTAATAATATGTGGGGAGCCTATAACAGCAATTACAAATATGCATTCAACCAAATGAATGTTAGAGACTTCCTAAAAATAATACGTCAATTTGGAATTGTAATCGTAACAAACGATCAATTAAAAACAGCATCCGTAAAATTGGTGCGAGATATCATTAATTCGCAATCAATTAGCCATTTATTAAACGATCATGCGTTAAAAGATATTCCGGTAATGACAATCCCTGCCGATGGCTATACTGTCAGTTATAAAGATGCAACCGCAGATATCCTTTTGTCACCTATCATAGAATCACCCATATTTACATCTATCCGTGCGAAAATTTTGGTATCGGTGGCCAATTATGCCGAGATTCCGGAAGCAACCTTATTAACACAGGAATATATATATCATACCGTATCAACCGACAGCTATTTTGTAACCATATTACAACCAAAAGAAAATACAAACGATCCGGACGTTTTCGCGTGGGAAAACACTGGCAAATATCAACCATTTATTTCGGGCGGAGGCGAAGGGGAAAACGAAATTGAGATAACAATTGTCGGACAGCGATTAGAAACACGATCTGTTACTCAATCAATACAGGTTAATGATTATACCGGCAATCATGTAATAACAAAAACCTGGGATGTCGATATTGAAATGCCTGAAATAAACCAAAAGATGAATAATTTCATCGATATTTGGTTTAATGGCGGCAAATATGAAGATCCGCCAATTGCTTTTTTATTCAACTGGGGTCTCAAAGTCTATACAAATCAGGATGATGCACGTATAGCAGTGAGGTATCCCGTTATATCGGGCGATGCTTACGACCGTGCCGAAATCGCAAAAGGAACAATCAGCATGCGCACAATAGGTGAAAGAAGCATTATTGCACAGCTCGTAAAAGATGAAGCTGACTGGAAGATACGGCGCAAACAAAAACGGCAATATTTCCGGTTATCGGTTACTGATTATACAAATTTTAATTGGGCAGAAAAACAAAATATTGCCTCAGTGAATTACCTGGTCAATTCGTTGAAATTCGATATTACACCATCCGGAATCTCACTGGTTGAATCAGAACTATTTACCGTTTAAATGGCGCTAAGTAGTATGTTTAATTGAAATCATTACAAATTACATATTTAGTGATTTCGTATCATTGTTTGATTAATTTTGAACAATCGCCAAACCTTAATTTCCACCTTATGCAACTTTTCACTATTTTCCACATTCTGAAAAATCCTTCAATTCTGAAATACAGCTTCGGACTTTTTTCCTGTCGTATAAATCCCGGCTCCGATTTTTTAGATATACGGTAAGCCCCCACACGGACAAGTGAGGAACCGGGGAATCCAAGTTATTTCATAAGCGTGCTCTTTTTTTCGATTTATCGTCAATATTCGTCGATAAGTCGGGAAAAACACCCGAAAAAAACAATCACGAACTTTTTAGTTAGGGCGATCTGCCCATTTAAACCCATCAAAAAAACCGATAAAAAATAATGAGATGAAACCAAATACCATATCAACAGCCAACCTTGAGATCGAAGGGATAATACTAACCCCTGCAGCAATCGAAATGCTCCGTGCATTTCAAACCGACAATAACGAACATTTGATCGCAACCAGCGAAACACTTGCCGGAATTGTGTGCTTTATAGGTAGTTTGCTCGATACGCTCGAAGGCGAGAATCACCGGCAAGCGACTGAGATCATCAATAACCTTAGCCACCTGCGCAACGATCTTAATAAATTGCGTGCGTAATCTTCATTGCCCTTCGAGGGTCTGCGAACGCTCGAAGGGCTTTCTATATCCTGTCAAATTCTAATTCGCCCCCTCACCTCTTCTCCCCCTCACCCCTTCTCCCTCTCTCAAAAACTGTCCTTTATACCGCCCCCTCCCAATTCTATCTTTCGGAAAAATAAAATTATTCACAGTAATACTGAAAG